GGTTTTGTAAATAAATAAGAAATGGCAGAAGCATTATTAATAGGAAGAGCAGACGTAGTTAAATTTACTGCAATGAACGGAAACGTAGATACGGATAAGTTTATTCAATGGATTAAAACTGCTCAGGATATACACATACAAAACTACTTAGGAACTGACCTATTTGAAAAGATACAAGCTGATATAATAGCAGGTACTTTAACAGGAGACTATTTAACCCTTGTAAACGTACATATAAAGCCTATGCTGATACATTGGGCAATGGTGGAGTACTTACCCTTTGCAGCCTATACAATCGCTAACAAGGGCGTATTTAAACACTCTAGTGAAAACGCTGAAAACGTTAACAAAGAAGAAGTAGATTTTTTAATTGAAAAAGAAAGAGATTTAGCACAATATTATACAGATAGATTTATTGCTCATATGAGTTTTAACAACGATAAGTTTCCTGAATATAGAACTAATAATAACGATGATATTTTTCCTAGTTATGATTCTAATTTTAGTGGCTGGGTTTTATGATAAAAAGAAAAAAAGTAGGAAGCTACAAACCAAAACAAGATAATGTTATAAAATTAACTCAATATCTTGAAAACATAGATAACAAAATAGGCAATAAAGTATTGTATAAGTATGGCGAATAGCATTAACTGGGGTAAAATATATTGCGGAACTGAATGGGGAGACACATTTAATACAACGGATGACATCCCACAATTTTCAGCACCAGAATGCTGGGCTGGAGTATTAGGATTTACAGCAGATAACATAAACATATTAGCAGATTCAACATCATATACAGCAGACCAAACACAACTTTAAATAAAACACAATGGCTAAACAGACAGTAAATATAGGTTCAACAGCAAACGATGGTACAGGAGACCAGTTACGAAATGCCTTTGATAAGCTTAATCAAAACAATGACGAAATCTACGGTAATAATTTTGTTACTGAAGCAATGCTTAACGATAATATTGTTGGAGCTGATGAGTTAAAAGTAACTGGAGACGGTACTGCTGGTCAAATTCTTTCTTCAGATGGAGATGGAACTTTCTCTTGGACTACAGGAGTAACAGGAGATATCACAGGTGTTGAAGCTGGAGCTGGTTTAACAGGCGGAGGTACTGGAGGAGACGTTACTTTAAATGTAGTAGCTGGAACTGGTATTACTGTTGCTGCAGATGAGGTTGCTCTTGATACTACAGTACAAGACGAAATAACTTTAAATACAGCTAAGACTGGAATTACTACTCAACAAGCAACTGACATAACAACTAACAATGCTAAGGTTTCTGACCAAACAGTTGTTTTAACTGAAGGAGCAAATGTTACAATTACTGGAACTTATCCTAGTTTTACTATAGCATCTGATGATGTAGTAGGAGCTGTTAATTCTGTAAATGGAGATACTGGAGTAGTTGTTTTAGATACTGCAGATATAGCAGAAAATACTAACCTATATTATACAGAAGCAAGAGTAGCTGCTAATTCAGCGGTTACAGCAAATACTGCTAAAGTATCAAACGTAACTACAGACTTAAGTATAACAGGTACAACTGATGCAAGAACTATAGTTTCTTCAGATGGTACAGACGCTATTATACCAGTAGCTACTACAAGTGTATCTGGTGTTATGTCTAAGACTATCTTTGATGAGCACGTATTAAACAACGCTAAAGTATCAGGTACAGCTACTAACTTAACTAAAACAGTAAGTGGAACTGGATTTGCAATTAACTCCTCTGATGGAGATAACGTAGATTTATCATTAGCAGATACAGATAACTGGGGATTAATGTCGGATGAGATGTTTGACGCTCAAGTATTAAATAATGCCAAACTAACCAATGCAAACCACGATGGAGAAGTTACAGGTTCTGGTACTCTTACGATTGCTGACGGTGCAGTAATTGCAGCTAGACTTGCTACGGACGCTGTTACTACAGTTAAGATATTAGATGCCAATGTAACTACAGCTAAGATTGCTGATGTTAATGTTACTACAGCTAAGTTAGCTAATGGTGCTGTAAGTCACGATAAACTAGAAGACAGATATACAGAAGCGGTTTCAGTTACAACCTTAACAGGTGCTTATAGTTTAGACTGGTCTACAGGTGCTATTTTCGTAATGAGTGGCTCTTTAACAGGAAACATTGAATTTGATTTTACTAACTATAAAGTAGGTCAAACAATAGACATCTATAACCTTACTGGAGCACATTCAATAACTTTTGATTCAGATGCTGCTACAGGTGAAACCTTTAATAAATGCGGAGGTGTAGATTATGCAGGAGCTTCAACAAACCTAATACAAGTTCAATGTGTAGACGATTCAGCAAATGCTGTTTTCAATTATGCAGTTAGTGCTTATGTAAGTGATACAACACCAAGCTAAAAAATAAAATATGAAAGCAAGACAATTAGAAGACGGAACAATAAAAACGTTCAATAGAGTACCTAAGAGATTAGATAAAGTTATTGGTGGATTTGATACCCTATCAGATAGCGAACTTGAATCATTTGGTCTTTACGATGTAGTTACTCCAGTAATCAAAAATAGCCAAAAGTTAGGAGCTATTGAATGGAGTGAGCAATATAGTGTTTTTCTTTATCCAGTTGAAAATAAAGAGTTCAGTCAATCTCTAGCAGAAATGAAAGCTGAAAAGATAGAAAACTTAAAAGCTATCTATGGAAACGAATTATCTAAAACAGATTGGATTATCATTAGAGACCAAGAACTTGGTAACGCTACTGATTCAGATGTTTTAACTGCAAGAGCAGCATTAAGAACAAACTGTGCAACAAAAGAAACCGCTATAAACGGTAAAACAACAAAAGCATACGTAGCAGATTATTCACTTCCAAACTTTATATAAATGGGATTAAATGAAAAGTTTTTTGTTCCTTCTGCTTCAGGTGCAGACCCTGCTGCTGACCCTTTTGGAGATGGTTCTTGTAGGGCTTTCTATAAGTTAGATTCAGATGTAAATGACTATTCAGGCAATAATTTGAATGGAAGCAAAGGAAGTAGTGTAAGCTTTAGCTCTTCAGGTGGGGAGTATGATGGTTTTGCAAATGTAACAAGTGTTAATGCAAATGGTATAATGACTTTTCCAATTACTCCAATTCCTAATGAAACTCACGCTTTTTGGATGAGAAAACCTGTAATGAGTGCTGGGCAAACTTTATATCTTCTTACAGTAGGAAGTGGTAGTACTGATTGGTGGTCAGTTGGTATGTTTAATGATGCTGGGACATTAAAAATGTGGATGCAATGGAGGCAAGGTAGTGCTCAATATAGATATACTCAACAAAATGTAGGAATCTCTGTAAGTTCTACTGATTGGTTTTTTATGACATTAAGAACTAATGACAATAAACACTATTTTAGTTTAAATGGTGGGAATGAAACTGAATTAACATCTACAATTAGTGCAGGAACAATGAACAATTCTTATTATACTACTGACAATACAAATATGTTTGTAGGTAGGAATTATATAAACGGAACAAATTTTTACGGAGTAGGTTTTGATTTAGACCACTATAGGCTGTTTAATAGAAACTTAACAAACACGGAGATTGATACCCTCTATCAAGAATAAATTGGAACAAGATTTGAAGATATATGGATTAAGTATCACTTCGCTATTGTTTAGCGGATGGGAAAGTATTAACCCCTTTTTACAATTTATAGTTTTAATACTAACAATAATTTATACAGGAATTAATATACACAAATTAAGAGGTAAATGAAAAAAAGAGACCTAATACATTACTGCGGTGCAGCTGGAATATTCTTAATGGTAGTTCTACTATTATTATACTTAGCAAACAATTCAATCCCTGCAGACAATAAAGATATATTCGTATCTATTACGGGTATGATAGTAGGTAGTTTATCTGTAGTAATCTATGCTATTATAGGACGTAATCCTGAAGAGCTAAATGCATTACAAGCTAAAACAGAATCTCAAGAGAAGCATATAGAAATGCTAGTAAAGCAGAAAGATGAATTAGAAAAGATGCTTATAGACTTACAAAGCAACTTGATTGACAATATGACAATATTCGGTTCTTCTTTATTTGACTCACTTAATAAAAAGTAAATGTTAAACTTCGAACTATATGAATTTGATAGT